TTATCATGTTACAGATAGAGAAGACAAAGCAAAGATAAGAAGTAAACTACATATACCACATACAGAGATACCGAGATGATATTATATTGTGCAGCTGATAGAAATTATTTTGACATATATTTTGACCTATGGGAAAAACAAACTAGTAAAATATATCCTGAATTAAGAAGACACATAGCATTATATAATCCTACATTAGAACAAAAAGAAAAATGTATTGAAAATAATATTGACTTTAATGATATTACAGAATGGTTTCCAGAAAATCCTAAAAGAAATCATTTTTACCTATTAAGATGGTTATATCTACCATATCTATATCAACAAAACATATTAGAAACCCAAATCAATTGTGTGCCTGTCAAAGAACAAAACTTACCAACAAAAGTAAAAGCACAATGGCGAGTGCAAAGACCAAAGCCTAAAACATCAACAGGTCTAGGTGGTGTATCGGCAGCCATATTTACACCAGAAGCTGCAAAGAAAGTTGTAGATCAGGCAGTAAAGATGATAAAAGACCCACCTGAATCAGACCATGAAATGAATATGTGGCAAATGGAAAATTTAGAACAAGAATTATGTAAGTGTGAACATCAAATAAAAGATAAGTATGGTGAAGAAACAATTTTACCAAATTATACATACTGGATAACAGCTAGAACGGCACAGAGATGGCCACATGAAAAGAAATTAGAGGCACTAAAAAGATTTTGCAAATGAAGTTAACAGTTATTTTACCATCTGCTGGAAAAGGTACGAGATTAAATCTACCATACCCTAAAGAGATATTAAGATTAGATAATGATAATGCTTTAATAGATAATTGTTTTAATTTTTTTAAAGATTACGGTAGAAATCAAGTAGAGTTTGTAGTTGTTATAAACGAGGAAAAAACAGACTTAATTAAATACCTTTCAAAATATAAAGATAGATATAACATATCATTTTGTTTTCAAAACCCTAGTGAGAAAGAATATACAGGTGCTATCAAGAGTGCCTATCATTTATTTGGTGAACACAATTTAGTTTTATTACCAGATACTTTGATGAAGTTACAACCAGGCAAAGACTTATATACATTAGTTACAGAGGCTTTAGAAGAAACTGGTTTTAGTTTTCTAATTAAAAAAGAAGATAATCAAGATATTTTAAAAACAAAAGGTGCTATGTATGTAAATCAAGAGGGTATGGTCGTAGAGTATCAAGATAAACCTACTGATAGACTAGAAGAATATAATGCCTTCTGGTGTGCCTTTGCATTTAGAAGAAGAAACTTTTTTGAGTGTATCAACTATATGGAAAAATCTACACTAAAACAAAAACATTCACAAAACGAAATAACACAAACACCGATATTTGGTAGTAAAGTAATTGAAGTCGAAGATTATATTGACCTAGGCACATGGCCTGAAATTAGGAGATTATTGATAGATTATGAAAAAGATAATAACTGATTGTGATGGTGTTCTTTTAGATTGGGCATTTGCTTTTGATGTTTGGATGAGAGAACAAGGATATTTTAGACTACCAAATACGGATCATTTTTTTAATCAATCACAAAGATACGGCATACCTGATAAAGAGGCACTAGAAAAAGTGCATGAGTTTAATCAAACTGGTGCATTAGGTTTTATACCAGCATTTAAAGATAGTGTTGAGTATGTTACAAAATTAGGTAGAGAGGGCTGGCGATTTGATGTTGTTACAATGATAGGTAAAGATAAGTATGCTCATAGATTACGAAGAATAAATTTACAACATTTATTTGGTGATGTATTTGATGAAATATATTGTGCAGGTGATTTTAGAAAACCTAAAAAAGAGATATTAGAAAAATACAGAGGCACAAATTATATGTGGATTGAAGATAGAATAGATTATGCAAATGACGGATTAGAGATAGGTTTAAGAACTTATTTAATGGAATGGCCATATAATCGTGAGGGTTGGGTAGGGCCAAGAGTAAAAAATTGGAAGGACATTTATGACGCCACACATAGAAGCTAAAAAAGGTGATTATTCAGATATAGTATTATTACCAGGTGACCCATTGAGGGCAAAGTGGATTGCAGACACATATTTAGATGAAGTAAAACAAGTAAACTCTGTAAGAAATATGTTAGGGTTTACAGGTTACTTACATTGGAATGATACAAGAAGACAAGTATCCGTTCAAGGTGGTGGTATGGGCATGGCTTCTAACGCAATCTATATACATGAACTCTATAATATCTATGATGTACAAACAATCATTAGAGTAGGTAGTTGTGGCGGTATTCGTGAAGATATAAATGTTGGTGACATAGTTGTGGCTTCTTCAGCACATACAGACAATGCAATGACAAGTAAATTTTTTAATGGCACATTTTGTCCATCAGCTACAGAGCATTTGTTAAGAAGATATATGGAGTTATATTCATCTATCGCATATGCAGGTCCCATTATATCAAGTGATTGGTTTTATAATCCGAATGAAAACTGGTGGAAAGAACAACAAAAACTAGGCACACTTGCAGTTGAAATGGAAACTCATATTTTATATGCCTTAGCACACAAATTTAATAAAGAAGCATTATCAATATGCACGGTTGCAGATCATTTAAGTAAACCAGAAATAAACATGACATCAAAAGAAAGAGAAACAGGTTTTGATAGAATGATGAAAAGTATATTTAATACATTACTATGTTAAAATTTTATACACCAGATAGAAAAGGCAAACAAGAACCTTACTCATATAGGTCAAGGGCTAGACTTGTTGGTAAATGTATTGAAAACATAGGTCAGGCATTTAATAATGACATGGTGGTATTAGGTAGAATACATACAGAAAAAGATGTAGAGAGTTTAAGAAATAATAATATAAGATACATACATGATATTTGCGATAACAAATGGCCAATGTTAGAAAAATTATGGTCAAATACAAATGAATATGCAACAGCTATTACTACAACTTGTAATAAATTAAAAGAACTTATAGAATCAAAAACAAATAAACCTGTATATGTAATACCTGATCCGACTGAAAGAGATGAGGAGCCAGTAAAATTTGAACCTAATCCTGCTAGATTAAATGCAGTATATTATGGTAGTGCTGGTAATTTAAAACAGATAGATTGGAATAATATAAATTTAAGTGGTGTAAATTTACAGATTATTTCAAATGAAGGACCTATAAAGTGGTCTTACAAAATACAAGGTGAAATAGTTAGACAATCAGACATAGTTTTATTACCTGTAAACAATGACCATGAGATGACACAATACAAAGGTAATAATAGACCAGTTGACGCATTAAGACAAGGTAGATTTGTAATTACAAACGCAACTATACCAAGTTGGATAAAATTAAATAAATTTATATGGTGTGGTGATATAAATGAAGGTATAAAGTGGGCGATAAATAATCCAAAAGAAGTTATTAAAAAAGTTGAAGAAGGCCAAAAACTTGTAGGAAGTATATACACGCCTGAAGCAATTACTAAAGAATGGGAACGAGTATATAATGTGTGCGATCCACGGAATAGTTGATGTAAAACCTGATTTGATGATGAAGATGGTCAAGGCCGCTCATCATAGAGGACCAGATGGCAACGGCATATTTGAAGATGATTATATAACTCTTGGTCATAATCTATTATCAATCGTAGGTCAAGTAGAAGATAGTAAACAACCATATCATTACGAAGATTGCATATTAGTTTTCAATGGTGAAATATATAACTACAAAGACCTATCACATAATCCAAAAACAGATACAGAAACACTAGCTATAGGTCTAAAGAAAGAAGGCTGGGAGTTTCTAAAAAAATGTGATGGTATGTTTGCTCTGGCATTTTACAATAAGACTACAAAAGAATTAATTTTAGCAAGAGATACAAATGGAACTAAGCCATTATACTACGGTACTTTAAATGAGAAGTTATATTTTTCTAGTGAGATAAAAAGTTTATTAGAATGTGGTTTTGAAAGACGAGTTTGTAAAAGAGCCTTATCACACTATTATAATCAAGGTTACAATCCTGGTTATCTTACAATGTTTGAGGGTATAAAAAAGTTAGTACCAGGTCAAGTATTAGTAAATGGTAGAAGTTATAATTTATTAGATTACAAATTACCTGAAGTAGATAATTTAGATATAAACCATGTCAAAAGAAATGTACAATTAAAACATAATTATTCTGTACAACAAACCTTAATGGGTCGTAGAAACATAGGCCTATTCTTATCAGGTGGTTTAGACTCAACATCAATACTATACGAAATGAGAGAGTTAGGTGTAAAACCTAGAACTTTTACATCAAGCTTTGCAACAACTGATCCTAAATCTAAACTAAATGAAGATAGCCAATTAGCACAAAGAATATGTGATGAGTGGGGCATAGAGAATAATGTATTATATCAGACACAACAAAACTATGTTGATTCATTAGAAGATACATTTTATGCTTTAGAAGAACCAAGACAAGGTAAAAGTTTTCCTACTTATTATAATATGAATAGGTTTATATCATCACACGATATAACCGTTACACTTGCAGGTGATGGTGGTGATGAATTATTTGCAGGTTATAAACATCATAAAGACCCCGATTGGCGTGGTAAATTAAAGATGTTGAGAATTAATAATAGACCTTTAAGAAATCCAGAATTAGAATGTAGTTTAGATGACCAATGTTCATACTTGTTAGAGTGGTTACCTATCACACAAATGGGTAAAGATTTATTAAATGATTTTATGTATATAGAAAGTTTAAATGCTTTAGCTGAGGACTTTTTAGTTAGAAATGATAAGTTAGGCATGGCATTTAGTATGGAAGGTAGATTTCCTATTTTAAATAAAAGATTAAGAGATTATGTTAGAGCTATACCTAGTGAATTAAAAACTGATCCTGAATTTGCAAAGAAACCAAAACATAAACATAAGTATTTACAAAAGAAAGCATATCAAGGTCTATTACCTAAATACATTTTAGAACATAGTAAAACAGGCTGGCGTTTTCCTACAGATGAGATATTAATAGGTAGAACTGACCAACCAGCACCAGATAACGGAGTTTTAAAAGATTATATTAGAGAAACTTTAAATGATAAAGAACTTATGGATATTTTTGAGTATGATATGACAGATGTTGAAGATAGATATTTAAATAATAGAGAACATAAAAAGAATGCTAAAGGTGTTGACAAGGCAGGACCTGGTCTTAAATCACAAAAAGAATTATTTTGTACACTTAATTTTGCAGTATGGAAAAAAGTATATGGTATGACACTATGAGATTATTAACTATAACAACCTGGAATAATAAATTATATAAAGAGTATGCTCATAGATTTAAGGCAACTTACAATTGGTCTTGGCCTTATACGGTATATAATGAAGATGATGGTATGTATGACGCAATACCAGATTTAAAAGCATTTGTAGAAAGAAACAAAGATAGACCTGCTAAAGATTTTTTACAAGACGCAGTTAGATTTAGTTATAAAGTTTATGGTTATTGTCATGCTATTAAACAATATCAAGACTATGATTTTATAATGGGTGTTGACGCAGATAGTGTGTTTTACCACCCTATGCCTGAAGATGTGGTAGCTAAGAAGTTATACAAAGAAGATTGTATGATGACTTATCTAGGCAGAGGTAATCAATATAGTGAATGTGGTTTTTTAGGTTTTAATATGAAACATCCAGAGATACAAAACTATGCCAAAGAAATGATTAGAATGTATAATAGTGATGACATATATAAACTAATAGAATGCCATGATAGTTTTGTTTGGGACCATGTAAGAAAGAAATTTGAACTAGAAAAAGGCGTAAAGAATAACAATATAGGAGATCATAAGAATGCTCATGTTCAGGCAAGGTCAGTTTTAGGTATGTATTATGACCATACAAAAGGGCCTAGTAGAAAGTCAGCAGGTTTTAGTGGTGAAAATCAAATGGTATTAAGAGAGGGAAGAAAATGATAAATGTTTTTATCGGTTATGATAGTAAAGAAAAGGTTGCCTTTAATACTTTAAGTTATAGTATATTAAAGAACTCAACTAAACCTGTTGCTATTACACCAATATATTTAAATAATATAAAAGATGATTTTGTAAGAGAGAGAACAGCTTTGTCTAGTACAGAATTTTCATTTAGTAGGTTTATAATACCTCACCTTATGAACTATCAAGGTTGGGCATTATTTATGGATTGTGATATGTTAATGGAGGCAGATATATCTGAACTATGGCGATTAAGAGATGACAAATATGCCGTACAGGTTTGTAAGCATGATTATACACCAAAGAGTAAAGTTAAGTTTTTAAATCAAGTACAAACTGCTTACCCTAAAAAGAACTGGTCTAGTTTTATGTTGATGAATTGTAAAAAGTGTACAACACTTACACCTGATTATGTAAACAAAGCTAGTGGTTTAGAGTTACACCAATATAAATGGTTAGAGAGTGAAGAACTAATCGGTGAATTACCTTTAGAGTGGAACTGGTTAGCTGGTGAATATGAACAAAAAGACGATATTAAGAATGTACATTTTACAGAGGGTGGTCCATGGTTTTCAGAGTATGAGAATTGTGATTACTCAACTAATTGGTACAAATATTATTCAGAGTGTTTTAAGATAAGATTAAAATGATAGACGGATTTGAAACAAGAGAGAATACAGATATACCTGTTAGAGCATTAGTTAAGAGTGCTAATGGTACTTTATATCAAAGGCCAGGCTCTAGTGTTGAACAATACGAAACTACTAATTGGGGTTATGACCATAATTTTAAAAGACCAATAGCAGTATTTGGTATGTTGAGAGGGACAGGTCAATTGATAGAAGAATGTAGTAGAGATGGTCAAGACTTTTATTTCTTTGACCATGCTTATCTGTTTGGTAATAAACATAATCCTTCAAAAGAGATTGGTGAAAAGATATACAGACTAACTAAAAATTACTTTCATATTAGAGATATAAAAAAATTAAAGGCTGATGATTATAAAAGAATACAGAAATATAGAGAACATATAAAATTAAAACCTTGGAAGTATGATGGCGATTACATACTTTATATACCACCTAGCGACCATGTAAAAAAGTATTTCTATTTTAATAATCATTGGGAAGAACAAACACTTAAAACAATAAAGAAACATACTAGAAAACCAATCAAGATTAGAACAAAAGAAGATACAACACCTTTAGAAAAAGATTTAGAGAATGCCTATTGCACGGTATCATATCAATCAACCGTAGTTATACAATCTATTATGAGTGGTGTACCAAGTTTTTGTGCAAATGAATCAATGGGTGTGCCTGTATCTTTAACAGATTTATCACAAATAAAAGACCCATTATATACACCTGAAAGAGAATACTGGATAGATTCATTATTAGCTAATCAATTTACAATGTCAGAGATAGAAAACGGCACGGCATGGAAGTATGTCAATGCTACATAAAAAACCATTAGACTTCGGAGATAAATGCGCCTTATTTTTTACAATGAGATTAAGGTGGTTTGCAGATACATTTTTTGCAAAAAGATATGGTCATAGAGCCGTAGTATTAGAAACAGTAGCAGGTGTGCCTGGCATGGTGGCAGGTATGTGGAATCATTTAAGAAGTTTAAGAAGAATGAGACCAGATGATAGAGGTTGGATTAGACAACTACTTGAAGAAGCTGAGAATGAGCGTATGCACCTTATGATATTCATACAAATTGCAAAACCAAATAGATTTGAAAGGTGGATGATTATTATAGCACAGGCTTTATTTTGGCATTTTTATATGTTTCTATACATATTCTTTCCTAAAGTAGCACATAGAATGGTAGGTTACTTTGAAGAACAAGCTGTAATAAGTTATACAGATTACCTAGAACAAATTGATAGTGGTAAAACAGAAAATATACCAGCTCCAACGGTGGCTATAAACTATTATGGTTTGAGTAAAGAGGCAACTTTAAGAGATGTTGTAATTGCAGTTAGAGAAGACGAAAGAGGTCATGCTAAAGTAAATCATAATATGGCTGATATATTAAAAAGGGCTAAGAATGTTAGTAACTCATAAATTAAAATGGAATGATTGTCTATCTCATCAAATTTGGCCTTATATAGAAAAAGGTTGGCAAGACGAAGATAAAAAAATACACTTCTTTTGGGGTTTAGGTGGTGCTAATGTAGAAGAAATTAGAGAATGTAATAGATTAAAAGAAGAATGGTGGTATATTGATGTTGGATATTTTACTGAACAAATAACAAGATACCCTAAACCAATAATACATAATCAAGATAAAACTTACTTTAGAATTGTTAGAGGTGGTATACACACAGGTGGTGGCGTAGCTGCACCTGCCGGTGAAAGATTAAGAGAATTAGAAAACAAAGGTATTGTTGATACATTTAAAGGCTGGTCAAAAAGTAGAAATAAAATTTTAGTTTGTCCTTCTTCACAAACAGTTACACATCATATAAATGGCATATCACAACAAGAGTGGATAGACCAAGTAGTAACACAACTAAAAGAATATACCGATAGAGAGATAGTTGTAAGAAATAAACCAAGACCAGGTAATCAATGGTGGAATACTAATATTAAAGATGATTTACAAGACGCTCATGCTTTAGTAACTAATATGTCATTGTCAGCCATTGACGCAATACTAAATATGGTACCAGCATTTACACATCAAAGAAATGTTGCCTCTCAGGTTACGAGTAGAGATATAAGTAAGATTGAGAAACCATTTAAACCAGGTAAAATGACAATGCGAGATTGGATGAAGTTTGTCGCTGAACACCAATTCACTTTAGACGAAATAGGAAGTGGAGTTGCATATGAAACTCTTAAAAGACAATATGAAAATAAGGTATTATAGAAATATAAATGGTGCTAGATGGCTAGGTTTTGCCTTAGCAATGGCTTCTGTTTTTATTCTGTCTTCAGCAAATATATCTACTCAATGGGTAGGGTGGACTTTTAGTGTCATTGCCTGTATCATGTGGGTATATTTTGGTTACAAAGATAGAGATTGGCCGAGAACACTTATGGAACTTATGTATTTAATTTTTAGTATGAGAGCAGTATATAACTGGTTGATGATATGAATTTTGCTTGTGTTTGTTATGGTGAAAAATATAGTACAGACTATGTACAAAAACTCTATAATATGGTACAAAGAAATACCACAATAGACCATAAATTTTATGTTTTTACAGATAATGAAAATATGCCCATCCAGAATGAAGGCAATCTGGAAGTTAGAAGGTTTCCCATGGTAGACCTTACAGGTTGGTGGAACAAAATGCAATTGTTTCATCCAGGTGTGCTAGAGGGCGATACTCTTTACATGGATTTAGATGTTGTAATTACAGGTAATATTGATTGTTTCTTTAATTATGAACCAGAGGCTGATTTTATTGGTATGAATGACTTTAATCCTGATACCAAGATATTCAACTCCAGCGTGATGAAGTTTAAACCAGAGGCTATGAAAGATAAACTATGGCAACCTTTCATAAATGATAGACAAAAATGGTTAAGGTTTTCTGGTGACCAAAATGTTATATCAGATATAATTAAGAATAAGCCAGAAACGAGGTCATTTCCTGACTCGTGGACACAATCATATAAATGGTACGATAGAAAAGGTCAGAGATACCACAAAGGTAAGTGGACATTTGAACATAATGGCGAATCGTTGGTAACCGTATTTCACGGAGAGCCTAATCCTCACCAATCCGAGCAGGATTGGGTCAAAAATGCGTGGAAATAGCGTATTTAGAACAAAACCAGAACAAAATAATTTAAAAATCGTTGATTTCCTTAGCTTTTTTTTTAAAAAAAGTGCTTGACTCTGGTGCCTGGTATGATAGGATATATCTATATTATGATTAAAAAGACACTAAAAGAAAGAATCGAATTAGCCAAGAAAAGAAATTACTTGACTCTATTGCAGATTCTTGATATACTATTAACGAATCAAAAGAAAGGACTTATATAATATGTCAAAAGTAAAAAACTATTATTGGGATTTAGCTGAAAAAGAATCAGATAAAATCATAGACCAATATGTAAAAAATGTTATCTCTAAAGATGACGCAATCAAACAATTATCTAATGTGCAAAATATCGAACTTTGTGGTATTGATGAATACAATGTTGACGAAGTTTTAGATATGGCCAAAGATGAGGCTGCCTAATTATGAGTAAAGAAGGAACTTTACATTTAGTTTATTATAGAGAGTATGAGGATCCTGATGAAAGAGGATATGACGCCTATTTCAATATCTATTATACTATCTTTAGAAACTTACCTTTATCTCAATTAAACAGGTTAAACAACAAAGACTTTCAAAAGAAAGTAAAAGAATTTTGCGATAAGAACTATACTGAAACTGCTAGTAATTTTACTGGTGATTCAGGTGTAGAAATGATACATGGTTCAGAGTATTACAAAACTTATGAAGATGTGTATGGTCCGTCTGGTATGCCAGATGACAAAACTTTTTACCAAGATTATGGTCAAAAGTGGGACACAAGACAATTTTTTAAACATGATTTCAACGAAGAAGTTACTAAATTTATGGGAGGTATACAATGATAATTAATCTAGGCGATACAATCGTTGACGAAAGAGGCCGTGAGGGTGTTGTTACCAATATTGGTATTGCAACAGAACCTACTGATATAGCGGCTGAAAGTGAAAACTCATTGAGTGCTAAAACATATGATACTGATTTAAATTATACTGGTGCAGTTACCTTTGGTGATAACTGGTGTTATTTTATGCAGATAAAAGATGTTGTAAAAAAGAATGAGTATGTTGAAGACAAAAGTTGGATGAATGAATAATAAACCAAACGAGTGGGAACAAAATATTATAGACAATGCTGTAGAGTATTCTATTATGGAGTGGCGACCACTAGATAAGAGTACCAAAACAATTGTCAAAACTTATGATGAAGCAAAAAGTTTATATGATAAGACAAGTAAAAATCATAAAGCAACATTGGTATATGCAATCAATGAGGCTGGTAGATATGCAAATATGAATCATTTAGAAGATTTTAAAAAGAGGGATAACTAATGAGTAATCAAAGAAAAGGTAAATATCAAAGTAGACCAGATGTGATAGGTCAAGATATGAATATATTAAAATTTTTCAAGACAGCTCAGAAAGTATTAGAAAGAGAAAACAAACAAGATGAAGCATTTAACTTTGAACAAATGGCCGATTGGTTACAATCTGGAAAAAGGTTGCCATTGACAGAGGAAGATGTTATAAAAGCGTTAGGAATATAATATGAAATATAATGAAGATAAGATAATAAAAGAAATACACGATTACATAAAAGGTACTTATGGTGAACATTATAGTACCACAAAAGATGGTTTTCAGGTGCAAGACCTGTTAAGACATTTAGATATAGATAAAGATTTTTGTCAGGCAAACGCTATCAAATATCTTTGTAGATACGGTAAGAAAGCCGGTAAGAATAGAAAAGACCTACTAAAGGCTATTCACTATATTGTTTTACTAATGAGTAGTGAAGACACTAATGACGAAGTTGAAATTACACCATTTGCAAGTAATGAGGAAGAACTATGATAGATATATTAACTTCAATTGATGAACTAGAAACCATTAAGAAGATGGTTGAAGACCAAAAACCTAGGTATCTTATAGTAGATAAGATTAACGAATATGTTGGTTTTAAGAAAAAAGAAGTCGCTGAATTTGAGGCATGGGCTGAGGCAGAGTCTCAAAAAGACGCATTTTTAGAGGGTACGGACATACACGATAGCTCTGATTCGCCAATCCTGGCGCATCCTGGCAGCTTTCCTGGAGAGAAAAGCGAGTAAAACTGTGCTTTTTATAGGGGCTTGCCATTCCAGACGATTTATGGTATGGTTAGTCAGTAATTATTAACGAGTGAAAGGACTATTATATTATGCAATTTGATTATACTAAAGAAATGATTTATGCAGAGTTTAAAGAAGCTACTGCCAAAGACGAGAAGTCTAAAAAACCATCTTACAAACATAGAGTAGCTATGTTAAAAGATTTCGTTGACCTTAAAAAGTCAAATCCACAATCACTAGACAATGTAGATATTAACTTTGAAAATCTACTACACGCCTGGTCACAACCTAATCCTAAAGATTATTTTTACTTTAAAGTTTTTGGTAAGACATTTGCTCAGAAACAATTAGAAGATGAGATTACAGATATGTCTGCTTACGAAGAATCAGATAAAGGTCAGACCCTAGAGGAAAAAGTTGAGGCTATGGTCTAATGGCAATTATCTATACTAACAATTCATCTGGTGCTATTCGTAGATTACGAAACAAGAAACCTACAAAAGCATACAAAGAAGCCTTGAAGAAACATATTAAGTATCTTCAAAAACTAGGTTTCAATTGTGATGATAATGGTAGAATTCAATTGACAGAAAGAGGTGGTTATTATCTTGATGTTGCAGAGAGAACATACGAAGAACCAAAACCACAAATACAAATGTCAAATAAAATTGGTCAAGGCGGTACAAAACCTGACAATCGTTGGAAGATTGAGGCAAGTAAAGCATATACAATTGCTCCAGCGTACAATAAAGGTCCCTATATGGTAGTTGCTAAAGAGGACATCAAAACGGCGGGAAGGAAAGTATGAAGCTGAAAGAAACAATAATGATTGCAATAGCAGGTTTAATTTTTATGTTAATTACAGGCATTGCAAAAGCAAATCCAGTTTTAAACTGGTTTGAAGCAGAAAAGAATAAAACTATTGAGTACCAAAAAAAATCATGGGCTAATAGTAAAGAACAATTTGCTCAAACAAAACAATCTATTC